AGGGACCCCTCTGACTCACGAGCTACGGCAGGTGGGTATACCGGTTGTAAATTTCACACCTAGCCGTGGTAATGACAAGTTATCAAGAGTACATTCTATCTCTCCGTTGTTTGAAGCGGGGATGATTTGGGCCCCGGACGAAAGCTGGGCGCACGAAGTGATTGAAGAGTGTGCTGCATTTCCGAACGGAACCCATGATGACTTGGTGGATAGCACGACGCAGGCGTTGATGCGATACCGTCAAGGCAACTTTGTGAATTTGCCCAGTGACGATTGGGAAGACAGCTATGGACCGGCTCAAATGATTTCAGCGGCAAATTATTATGGATAACAGTTTTACTTTCGGAGAACGTTTATGACTGTCCCTGTAATGCTTATGAGGCTGTTAGCAGCAGCAAAAAGCCGAGCTATGAAACAAGGACGCGAGTTGGCAGAGGAATCTATGACTGCCGTTTCTCGGAAACGTCTAGAGGCAAAACAGCGTAAAACAATTGATGAAATAAAAGATTTGCGACGTCAGATCAAAGAACAAACACCCCCGGATCAATTTCCACCCGAAGGGTTTTCACAAGGTGGTCGTGTAATCGGACCGGGGCTCTCGGGCCTATTGCGTGGTTACACACAGGGACCCCTTGCACGTGTTTCACGTGAAACACAAGAACCTGTTGGTATGTTCCGTGGTGGTGGCATGGGCCGTTTTGTGCCAGAGCTTGATTTTTCAAATGTGCAGGTCGATCCATCTGCGCTACCCGCTTACGCACTCCCTGCCCAAGCTGCAGAGGCTCTTGCAGCACAGCAAACAGCCCAGCAAACAGCGGCAGCGCCTACAACGATGGCAGCTACTGAGACAGCCGCGCCAGCGATGCCTACGACACAAGAGTTGATAGCCCAACAAAGGGCGCTTGAACAGGCGGCGGCATTTCAAAACCCAGAGGGTCTGCCAGAGCAAACCATTTATGGCACGTCTCCTGATCAAACGTTTACGCCGGGTATGTATCTACAGGAAGGCAGCGATGTTTTGATATCGCCCACCGGTCCTGCAACAACACCGTTTGACACTAGCCAACTTGTCACGGCCCCCGGACAAACACCGGACGAGCCGGGCATGTTGGGTGGGGGCGTTACGACGGTGGATACGACGCCGGTAGACACCGCCCCAGTGGACACCGCCCCGGTAGACCCGGTGAACACGACACCTGTTGAAACAACTCCAGTGGACACCGCCCCGGTAGACCCGGTGGACACGACACCTGTTGAAACAACCCCGGTCGATACTTCCCCGGTGTCTACACAACCGACAGGACCTGTTTATTTGCCACCCGTCCAAACAGATCCCGTCCAACCGGGCCCTTCTGCTGCCGAGGTTCTTGCAGCAGAACAGGCCGCCGCAGACGCACTCGCAGCACAAGAGGCAGAACAATTACGAATTGCACAAGAAGAAGCGGATCGTGTTGCAGCAGAACAAGAAGCTATTCGAATAGCAAATGAACAAGCCGCCGCAGAACTACTTGCCCAGCAAGAAGCTGCTCGTATTGCTCAAGAACAGGCTGCAGCAGAAGAAGCACAAAGGCTTGCCGCAGAGACGTTAGCCGCTCAACAAGCAGCAGAAGAGGCAGAGCGTATCCGCTTGGCAGAAGAAGAGGCCCAGCGAATCGCAGCAGAGCAAGCCGCCGCAGATGCTGCCGCCGCGCAAGCTCTTGCAGATGAGCAAGCCGCTCTTGAAGCTTTAGCACAAAGACAGGCTGCAGAAGACGCCGCTGCGTTAGCTGCAGAAGAGGAGGCCCGAGCCGCCGCAGAAGCCGAGCGTATTGCTGCTGCCCAGTTAGCGGCAGAACAACTAGCTGCGCAAGAGGCCGCACAAATGGCCGCCGATCAAGAAGCTGCTGCCCAGTTACAACGAGCAGAGCAACTAGCTGCGCAACAAGAAGCGGATCGTTTAGCAATGGAAGCGCAACTCGCGGCCACTCCTGATCCCGATCCGATCTACGACGCACCGACTCAAGGTGAACTTTTGCAGGCTGCTGAAACAGCACAGGCTGCCACAGGAGACTTGTTCACAACGCCTTCGCAAACCGGAACCGCGATTGATCGCAGCATGTATGGTCAGGTTGTTGACCCGGTCACCACTACCACCACGACAGCAGATCCGGCAACTACAACCACTACGGCACAGCAAGATCCGATGCAGCAAAACCAAACGCCTGCGGTGATCACAGAAGCAAGCGACGGCACTCTACATCCCACGCCTGCGGCTGCCGCTGCGTACGAACAACAACTCGCTGCCAAGCAAGCAGCACAACAACGAGCGCAAGAAAGTGCTCAGAACTTTGCAGGCATACAATCGTTGCTCGGAAGAGTTGATCTCGATGTCGGCGATCAAATATCTTCGTACACCAGCGGATACCCCAGCAGTCAGGGCATGGAAATCCAACGCACTTACATGCCTTTTGAAGGCACGGAAGAAGAGCGTGCAACGGGTTACACAATGCCTATCTACAAGCCGGTGGCTCAACAATCAATGCCGTCGTTGTTCAGAACGCGCGACGTCACAAGCGGCATAAACACAGACGCCTTTACTGCCGGATCAGCGGCACCGGGTGCTAATTCTGGTATTGTGAACACCGGCGTACAGGGCACGGCCCCCGGCACCTTTGGTCTAGAACCTACGCAGATGTACCAATGCCCTAATGGGTATGTGTTGTCCTTCGTAAATGGCAATCCAACCTGTAATTTAGTAGGTGGTGGCGGACCCGGTAAAAAACGACAGGTGCCACCAGAGGTCATCGATATCACAGGTGGTATGCGATACGGCGGTGAGGTAGGCTTGAATCGAGGCATTGGAAGCTTTGGAGCTTAAATATGGCAAATGGTGATACCCCACCTGTTTCGTTGATGGATCGTCAAGGTCTGACTCTTGATGATGAGGACTTGCAGGCCGTCGAAGTAGAGGCTTTGCCCGGTGATCTAATCACAAACGTAGAGATCGAGGGCATAGAAATCGTTCGAGAAGATGATGGTGGAGCGACTCTAGATTTCGATCCGTTCCGCAATCGTGAACGAGAAGACGATTTTTACGACAATCTCGCGGAGTTTTTGCCTGATTCGGTGCTTGCTCAAGTTTCTAACGAGCTTATGGAGCAATACAGCGCGAACCGTGCGTCACGACAAGATTGGGAAGACGCGTACTCCAAGGGCCTTGAGCTTTTGGGCTTCAATTACGAAGAGCGTACAGAACCTTTCCGGGGCGCTACTGGTGTAACGCATCCCCTTTTGGCGGAAGCAGCGGTTCAATTCCAAGCGCAGGCGTTCAATGAGCTTTTGCCTGCGGACGGCCCGGTGCGAACCACGGTCCTTGGCTCACAGACCACGGACAAGATGGATCAAGCCAAGCGTGTTCAAGACTTTATGAACTACTACATCACCAATGTGATGGAGGAATACACGCCAGAGTTCGACCAAATGCTGTTTTATTTGCCGTTGGCGGGCTCTACGTTCAAAAAAGTGTACTTCGATGACGCTTTAGGACGGCCAGTTTGTAAATTTATACCGGCAGAACACCTTGTGGTGCCGTATGAGAGCAACGATCTGGAGACGTGTCCTAACATTACGCACGTTGTTCGCATGTCTTTGAACGATTTGCGTAAACAGCAGGTCAGTGGTTTCTATCGAGACATCAAAGTACTGCCTTCGCAGCCAGATTCGACCAGTGTCAGCGACGAAATAGACTATATTGACGGCACTCGGGCCTCTGGAGTGGACTACGACTGCACTTTGTTGGAGTGTCACGTCGATTTAGACCTTGAAGGGTACGAAGATACGGACGAAAACGGCGAAATGACCGGAATCAAGGTCCCGTATGTCGTTACGATCAGTGAAGACAATGGAAAAGTGTTGGCAATTCGACGAAATTACCGCGAAGACGACCCTTTAACGTCAAAAATCCAGTATTTTGTCCATTATAAGTTCTTGCCCGGCTTCGGTTTTTACGGAATGGGTCTGATTCACACGATTGGTGGCCTCTCTCGTACCGCGACGGCAGCTTTACGTCAATTAATCGACGCAGGAACGCTTTCTAACCTGCCTGCGGGCTTCAAAGCCCGTGGTTTGAGGATTAGAGACGATGAAGATCCTCTACAACCGGGTGAATTCAGAGATGTAGACGCTCCGGGTGGCCAAATACGCGATTCTTTGATGCCTTTGCCTTTCAAAGGCCCTGACGGCACGTTATTCCAGCTTTTAGGCTTCGTAGTTCAAGCCGCTCAACGTTTTGCCACGATTACCGATATGAAGATAGGCGATGGCAACCAATCTGCAGCAGTTGGCACGACGATTGCTATGATTGAGCAAGGTGCTCGCGTGATGAGCGCGATCCATAAACGCCTTCACTACGCTATGAAGGTCGAGTTTAGGATTTTGGCGCGTGTAATGAACGAAAGCCTACCTAATGTGTACCCGTACGCCGTTGCGGGGGCAGATCAGGCGGTGAAAGCAAGAGATTTTGATGAACGCGTAGACGTATTACCAGTTTCTGACCCAAACATCTTTTCGCAAAGCCAGCGAATTGCTTTGGCTCAAACAGAGCTACAGATGGCTATGCAAGCGCCGCAGATCCACAACATGCCGCAGGTATATCGTCGGGTTTATGACGCTATGGGTGTCAAAAACGTAGACCAAATTTTGAATGCTGAAGTTTCGGATGAACTTCGTCCGAAAGACCCTGCGCAGGAGAACATGGACGCCCTCGAGAACGTGTCTCTAGAGGCGTTTAAGGGCCAAGACCATATGGCCCACATACAGGCCCACCTTTTGTTTGTAACGGGCGGTGTGGCTGCGACGTTGCCGCAGGTGGTGCTTGCGATACAGAAGCACATATTGAACCACATACAGTTGATGGCGGAAGAACAAGCTGAGGCTGCTTTCGCACAGCAGAATCCAAACGTTGCTTTGGCAGATCCGTCCAACAATGCGCCATACCAATCGATGGTTGCGCAGTTTGTGGCACAAGGTATGCAGCAGGTCGTCCAGTTAGGTCAACAGATCCAGCAGGCGGGACAACCGCAGGAGCAGGCGGGACCTGATCCGTTGATTGCTTTGAAAGAACAAGAACTGCAACTCAAGGCCCAGCAAGAGCAGAACGATGTTGCGGAAGAGCAGGCCAAGCTGCAACTGGAGCGTGAGAAACTTGCGCAACGTGAAGCAAACTTCCAGCAAAGGCTGGCAAGTCAAGAGGCCCAAACGCAAGCTCGCATCCAAGCGGGTATCGAACGGGAACTATTGAAACAGAGAGGTGACGCATGAGAACAGTCAAAGTCAATGGCGTAAAGCCAAAAGAGCCGCCAAAGCCTGTTGCGAAGGCAGAAATCGAAGGCCAAGGCAGTATTCCATACGCTGTGGCTACCGAAGAGGCTACCCCTAACACCATGACAGCCAAAATTACACGCGGTAAAAAACGTGGGATGGGCGCTGCCTTACGTGGTGGGCGCTTTACAATCGCATAAAAAGCGATAGTATCGGACTTACTCGGAGAGTAAACGACAAGGAAAGCCCTTGAACGATCTAGATGTTGTGCAATTTGTGCAACAAACATTAAAAGGTCGCAAAGCCCAAATTCAAGAACTCATGTGTGAAGGCGGGATTAAAGATATGGAACATTACAGAGAGTGCATGGGTGAAATCAGAGCGTGTGATTACGTTTTGGTGGAACTTTCTGAAATGCTAGAAAAACAGGAACAAAGAAATGCCTGATTCGAATGAAGCACTAGACGTGTCTGAGTGCTACGTCGCAGAAGAAAAACGGGTTTTAGACCCGTCCCTAATGGATAAAGAACTTATCGAACGCCTACCCCAACCAACAGGTTGGCGTATTTTAATAATGCCTTTCCGCCCACCCGAAAAGAGTGATGGCGGTATTTTGCTTGCTCCAAAAACCCTAGAAGAAGACGTAATACAGACTCAGGTCGGTTACGTGCTGAAAGCTGGGCCGCTCGCGTACAAAGACAAAGAGCGTTACCCGACAGGGGAATGGTGCAAAGAAGGCGATTGGGTGATTTTTGCCCGATACGCTGGATCTCGTTTCCGTCTCAACGGCGATAAAAAAGCTGCTTTTGGCAGCGAAGTTCGCATGCTGAACGATGACGAGGTGTTGGGCACGATTTTAGACCCGAAAGACATTTATCACGGTTAGGAGTTAAAAAATGGCAGAGTCAAGCCCTGCGCACGAGCCGGATGACGGACAGATTAATCTGGAGTTCGACGAAGAAGCGCAAGAGATTGTATTAGACGACGATTCAAAACAAGCTGCAGAAGCGCCAGAGGCGGTTGAAACTGAAACCGAATCGGTAGACGAGCATGAGCAGTATGGCAAATCGGTGCAAAAACGCATCAATCAGCTTACAAAACGTGCTCGAGAGGCTGAAAGAGAGCGCGAAGAGGCGGTCAAATACGCCCAAGCAATCCAGCAAGAGAACCAGAGCGTAAAGCAGCGACTGCATAACCTCGATAAAAACTATATCGACGAGTACGGTAATCGTGTTTCGTCGGAGCAGCAGCGGGCTAAAGACGAGCTCAAAACCGCTATCGAAACCGGGGACACTGATCGCCAACTTGCGGCGCAAGAAAAGATTTCCCAACTGGCGGTGGCTGCAGATCGACACGCCCAAGCGCGTGCTCAACGAGAGGTACAGGCCGCACAGTTCCAACAAGAGGCACAGCAGCCTGTTTACCAGCCTGCGCCTCAAACGCAAAGACCAGATCCCAGAGCGGAAGATTGGGCAGAAAACAATTCTTGGTTTGGCCAAGACTCTGCGATGACTTTCGCCGCATTCGGTATTCACAAAGAGTTGATCCAAGAGAAAGGCATGGACGGCACTAGCGACGAATACTATGATGCGTTAGATTCAGCCATGCGAGAGGCGTTTCCTCACAAGTTTTCGGACGGTGAAGAAGAAGTCTCGCAAACACGCCGGACTACACAAACTGTAGCTGGCGTATCTCGTCCGTCGAAAGGCGGGCGCGGCAAAAAGGTTAGACTCTCCCCTAGCCAAGTAACTATTGCCAAACGATTGGGAGTGCCGCTTGAAGAATATGCGAAGTACGTGAAGGAGTAGACATGGTAGATTCAAACGAAAAAGAAATTGAAGCGATCAAGAAAACTTCCCGCGCAAAATCATCGAGGGCTGCGACTGCACAACGCAAGCCGTGGTCCCCTAAGTCAAATTTAGATGCTCCACCCGCGCCTGCAGGGTTTAAACATCGCTGGATACGTGCCGAAACTCGTGGCTTTGATGACACAAGTAACATCAGCGCACGTCTTCGGGAGGGCTACGAGTTAGTCCGACGCGATGAGTACCCTGACTTTGAGGCACCTGCTATTGAATCGGGTAAGTATGAAGGAGTGTTCGGAGTTGGCGGATTGCTTCTAGCTAGGATTCCGTTAGAAACGGTGTCGGAACGAACCGATTACTTCAACAGGAAGCATGCGGATCAAGTCGAAGCCGTTGAAACTGATGTCCTACGAGAGAATGCACATTCAACTATGCGCATTGGCAAACCTGAACGCCAATCGCGTGTTACTTTTGGTGGTCCTCGTAATCAGTAAGGTATTAGGAGACTTTTTATGGCAAATCAGGAAACCGCGTACGGTCTACGTCCAATCGGACTCGTAGGTAGTGCCGTCAATTCTACTGGTGTAACGAAGTATGAAATTGCTTCTGACAACACCAATGCCATTTTCCAGTACAGCATCGTGATCCCGCTTGCAGCGGGCGTGATCGATCAAGCTGGAGACACTGCAGGCGGCACAACTGCTGCTCTGGGTGTTTTGGTAGGTGTAGAATATGTCGACTCGACTTCGAAGAAGACTGTATTTAGCAACTATTGGCCCGGATCAAACAACGTAAGCGTTGACACTAATTTCCCTGTCAAAGCTTTAGTTGCAGACAATCCGATGCAAACTTTCCAAGTCGCAAGCGACGCTTCACTTACCGATCGTGCTACTGCACTGACCGGCGTGTTTGCAAACGCAAGCCTTGGTACGTCTGCTCGTACGGGCTCTACTAACACGGGTCGTTCTAACTCGGCTTTGAGTGTTTCATCTATCGCTACAACTGCTACCCTGCCGTTGAAGATCATGGGCCTCGTCGACGACGATGCAAACAGTGACTTCACTGCAGCAGGTATTGGTTTGATTGTACGCATAAATGCACACTACAATTCGACTAACGCTCGATTCGATTCACAAACCACTGCCACCACAACTGGCATCTAAGGTAGGAGAACTTCAATGCCTATTACTCGCGCACAATTAGCGAAAGAGCTTGAACCCGGCCTTAATGCTTTGTTCGGGCTGGAATATGATCGTTACGATCAAGAGCACGCAGAAATCTTCGACGAAGAATCTTCAGACCGCGCGTTTGAAGAAGAAGTCATGCTTTCTGGTTTTGGTACTGCCCCTGTTAAATCAGAAGGCAGCGCAATCTCGTTCGACGACGCGCAGGAAACATATACTGCACGTTATACGCACGAGACAATCGCGCTCGCTTTTTCGATCACCGAGGAAGCGGTAGAAGATAATTTGTACGACCGTCTGGCTGCGCGTTATACGCGTGCGCTGGCTCGTTCAATGTCTCAAACCAAGCAGATCCGTGCTGCTACCGTTTTGAACCAAGCATTCAGCACTGCATCACCTATCGGTGACGGTGCGGCGCTATGTTCGGCGGCTCACCCCTCTATCTCTGGTAACCAGACTAACCTTCTCGCTACTGCAGCAGATCTCAATGAGACTTCGCTGGAGCAGATGTTGATCGATATTGCTGGTCTGACCGACGAAAGAGGTCTGAAGATTGCTGTTCGTGGTATGAAATTGATCATACCGAAAGAACTGCAATTCATCGCAGAACGAGTTCTAAACTCAAATCTGCGACCGGGAACGGCAGATAACGATATCAATGCCAACAAGTCTATGGGTATGCTTCCAGAAGGGGCGGTTGTAAACCACTTCTTGACGGATACAGACGCGTTTTTCATCAAGACAGACGCTCCCAACGGCTTCAAGTTGTTCCAAAGAACCCCCATCAAAACAGCGATGGAAGGCGACTTCGACACAGGCAACATGCGTTTCAAAGCGCGCGAAAGATATTCTTTCGGCGTCAGCGATTGGCGTGCTGTGTTCGGAACACCCGGCGCATAAGCAGATCTTTTCTGCTTTGGAAGGGCGACAATGTCGCCCTTTCTTTTTGCCCGTTTCTTAGTTATCTTTCTCCTATCCTGACAGGCGCATCCCGTGCCTGACTCTAGCCACGACAGGAGAAGAAAATGGCTACAACGACTTTCAACGGCCCAGTTCGTTCTGAAAATGGGTTTCAAATGGTTTCAAAAAACGCCACGACAGGTGCTATTACCGTCACTTCCGGTGACAAAATGGCAGTTGAGGCGACAGCTAGTGCAGGTATTGAAGGAACTGCAGCGGTTTATGTAACCCAAGTGACACGTCTAAAAAGCGACGTAAGCACCAACGTCAACATCGTTAAAACATCGATAATGATCGATTTGACCGGTCTAAAAGACGGCGGTACCGCTGGCGATATTATCGGTAAAGATGGCTCTGGCGTTGCCTTCATTGGACAAGTAACCGCCGCTAACCAAGGCACTGTTTTTGGCGTTACGATGACTTGTGTAGAAACCCCTGCGGGCGGTAGCGCAGACATCGATTTGTTCTCTGCAACAGAAGGCACCGGCGTAAACGACACTGCTATTGGCGATTTGACAGAAACACAAATCATCAACTCAGGCTCATTGTCTGCCGGATCTCTTGTAGCAGGTGGTGACATCGCTGCAGATCAGTTTTTGTATCTGGTCAGTCAGGGCACCGGTGACGCGACCTACACTGCTGGCCGTCTTATGATCGAGATACTAGGTTTCGACGCAGCGTCCTAAAGGAGTAACGTATGGCTGATGCAGTAACTACACAAACATTAGTCGATGGTCCTAAATTTGCGGTTCTGAAACTGACCAACATATCTGATGGCACTGGCGAATCGGCTGTAAAAAAGGTCGATGTTTCTGCCCTAGCTACAAGTGCGGATGGTGATACTTGCACAAGTGTCACCATAGACCGCATCTGGTGGCAGTGCATTGGCATGAAAGTGCAGCTTTTGTTCGATGCAGACACAGATGCTTTTATCATTGAGCTTGGTGAAAACCAAAGTGGAGATCACGATTACAGTATCTTTGGCGGTTTGACTAATAACGCAGGCACCGGAAAAACTGGGGACATTATGTTTACCACAGTGGGTGCCAGTTCAGCCGACACGTACACCGTGATCCTTTACATGAGGAAGGGCTTCGATTAATGGCAACGACCAAGGACGTTAAAAGACTACCGTCCGGAAGAATACAGTACCGGGGCGAAACGTTTTCTGGCTATAACCAGCCAAAGCGTTCGCAGGGTAAGTCGAAAAAATCTGTGGTCTTGGCCAAGAAAGGTGATCAAGTGAAGATGGTTCGATTTGGGGACCCCGACATGACGATCAAGAAGAACCAACCCGGACGCCGTAAGAACTTCCGTGCCCGTCACAATTGTGATACGGCAAAGGATAAATTTACGGCTCGATACTGGAGTTGCGACGCATGGTAATGACACGAGGCGCTATGCCTAGAGGTTTGACGTACTATGCCAAAGGCGGTGGGGCATCAAAGAAGAGCAAAGGCAGCAAAATTTGCCCCGAAGGCAAAGCTTGGGCCAAGCGCACCTTTGATACCTACCCGTCTGCTTACGCAAACTTGGCGGCTAGTAAGTATTGTAAAGACCCGAACTATGCCAAAAAGGCAAAAGGTGGGAAGAGAAAGGGCCGATAATGGGCGAGCTTAAAAAATGGCTTGATCAGAAATGGGTTCGCATCAATACCGAAGGTGAAATCGTCGGCGAGTGTGGTAGTTCTGAAAACAAAAAGAACCCAGATCGTTGTTTGCCAGAAAAGAAAGCTCGATCTTTGAGTAAATCAGAGCGTGCGGCTACGGCGCGTAAGAAAAAACGAGAAGGGTCAAAAGGTAAAACCGTTGTTGCAAACACGCCTAAAGCAAAAGTCACCAAGATGAAGGCGGGTGGGGCTGTGAGAGCGGAGATTGCAAGGGGCTGTGGCGCTGTTATGAGCGACCGCAGGAAGAAAACAAAGTATTTGTGAGGTTGATATGTCTCGAGTGAATCTTGGTATGGGTGGCTTCAAGAAAAAAGCTGCGCCGAAAAAGAAAGCAATGAAAAGCAAAGGCAGCGCGCAAGGGGCTAAGATGAAGTCCAAAGGCGGCGCTATGGGCGGCAA